CCATTAGTAAAACTCCTCTACAATTACAATTCCTGAAGCACCATTACCATTTGTTGGTGTTCCAGTGCCTGTTACTTCTCTCCCGCCTGCTCCATAAGCAGATGGATTAGCACCCTGACGAGAGACTCCTGAGTTTGTCGCCTCGCCCTTACCTCCTTCTCCCCAGTACGAAGAACCGCCTGCACCGAAGAACGCATCCATGCCGTAGCCTCCACTTATGGATATGTCCCCCGTACCTGTACCTGCTGGTCCTGCTCCTGATGTGGTATCAGGGGAGCCTCCACCACCTCCTGTAGCACTAGCATAGGAACCAAAAGAAGAAGTACCGCCTGTACCACCTGTAGTTGTACTTCCACTGCCTGCTGCACCTACTGTTACGCTAACGGAGCTAATACTAGCAACATCTACAAATGAAATAGCAGTACCACCTCCTGAACCGGCAGTTGTAGCGCCACCGCCACCGCCACCACCAGTGACTGTCACCTTAACAGCTTTACAGCCAGATGGTTTAGTCCATGTACCTGAAGAGGTAAACGTCTGAATAGTTGGAGGAGCAGAACCAACACCGCTTGCAGGAATTGTAACTGTCTCTGTGCTTGTGCCATCTTCAGCAGTGATAGTCATTGCACCGCCTGATGGTTTATTTAATGTAATACTTGCCATTATACAATTGTCCAAGTTGAGCCATCAGGAATAGTAATACTTACGCCATCTGCAATACTGATAGGACCAGCAGACATAGCGTTCTTTCCTGTGGTAATTGTGTAGCTTGTTGTCAGGACAATATCATTCTCCCACAACGCACCTGCTTTAGCACCAGCATCTACAGCAGTCCATGACGCAGTAGAGCCGTCAGTAGTAAGGTATTCACCACTATGACCTGTCTGCGATGGAAGAGATACTGGAGCGTCTGCTGCATCCCAACGACTATTAGTATTATCCCAAGTCAATAACTGACCATCCGTAGGAACCATCGTATTAACATCACTTAGTGATTCAATAGACTGTCCTGTAATAGATGTTAAATATCCTGCAACACTGTGATCACCCCATGAGTATGCAGTGTCCCAGTTAGAAGCATTATTAGTTGTTGAATACCAAGATGATGTTGTGTATGCCGTAGCATCTGCTGCTGCCTGTGCTGCACTAGCTGCTGCGTCTGTAGCTGAAGTAGCTGCTGAACTCGCACTAGTAGAAGCACTAGATGCTGATGATGCTGCATTCGTGGCTGATGTACTAGCTGCTGATGCACTTGACGCAGCATTTGTTTCTGATGTTGAAGCTGACGTAGCACTTGCTGCAGATGCTGTAGCTGAGCTAGCAGACGCTGTAGCTGACGTAGCAGCCGCTGACGCGCTGTTAGCCGCATTAGTAGCACTAGTTGCTGCGTTAGTTTCTGATGTAGAAGCATTCGTAGCAGATGTACTAGCAGAAGAGGCTGAAGTGCTTGCTGCACTAGCTGAACTAGCCGCTGCCGTTGCACTTGCTGCCGCTGCTGTAGCTGACGTATCTGCATCTGTAGCATCTGTTGCTGCATTACTAGCTGATGTAGCTGCCGATGTAGCAGATGCTGTAGCAGACGTAGCTGACGCTGCAGCCTGTGTAGCTGATGTTGCTGCAGCAGAAGCAGAAGAAGCCGCATCAGTGGCATCCTGAGCAGCTTCTTGTGCGTATGTTGTTACTTCGTCTAAGGCGGCTGTATCTGCAGTTGTGCCTGCACCACCTGAACCACGATATATTGACATGGTTACTCCCGTTTATCTTTGCGATGGACTCTATGAGAAAGGGACAAAGCCCATTGGAAAGGAGCGGAATAGCCTCCGAAGAAGCTACCCCGCTAAGCAGCATTATGCTGGTAGAACGATACCGATACCAGATTCTGCACGTAGAGTTTCTACACCGTAAAGAGTGTCAGAAGTGAACAGAGTTGATAGGTATTCTTGTTTGTACTGAGTCTGTGAACGTACACCCTGCTGTTCAGCGAAGACGATTGCATCTTTGTGCATTAGTACGCCTAGCTTGTTAACACCAGATTCTAGTTCAGGACAGTTAGTAGAAACAACTACTGGGATACCGTATAGAGTACCGATCTGACCTTTGATGACACCAGCGCCACCGAAGTCAGAAGACATGTAACGGTCGATACCACGGATAGTGTTAACCGCTGATGGTGGGATAACTAGTACACGGTTGTCCATAGGAACATCACCGTCATCAAGAAGCTGAATGCCGTCACGTAGAGCAGCGTCAGTGAATGCGTTAGCAGCACCGTTAGCAGTGTAAGCAGCAAGGTTGCCAGAACCGTCAACTTCGTAAAGAGTGAAAGATGCTTGAGCTTCAGCAAATAGGTCAGTATCAACCTGTTTAGCTAGAGCGTAGCCAGCGTCATCAGTGTAGAACTTACGAAGAGAAGCCTGAGCCTGTACTTCAGTGATGTCTTCAATTAGACGTGAGTATTCGTAGTGTTTGTCGATAGTAACAACAACTTCAGACTCAGTAGCAGCTTGTAGAGTTACTTGAGTAGAAGCAGCTTTAGCAGACGCAGTACCACGAGTAGGCTTAGGAATGTGAATAGTATCACCTTTCTTACCTTTCATTGGCATTTTGTTTACTACGTTAGCCATTACTAGCGAGTTTTTGTACGCAGCAACGATTTCGTCTGACCATAGTTCAGGGATAAAAGTTGCAGCAGTTGCGTTGGTTACGTGGTTAGTACCTAGAGCCATTTTAATTTACCTTCAATAGTGTTATCGACTTACAGTCACAGCGACCGCAGGTCATTTGACACGGCCTTCGGAATAAGCAGCAGTAATTTCATCTGCTAATTCAAGGTAACGTGCCGGATCATTTTGCATTAAGTTGATAATGTCAGCACGACGATATACCTTGCGAGAACGTCCTTCACCGCCACCTTTACCACCACCTGTTGCAGCAGCTTTACGTTGACGTGACAACTCTTTCTCTTCTACTTCTTTTGTCTGACTCACGATACGCTTGCGTTCTTTCCATGTCGATAGTAGCTCATCCGCTGAATCAGCATCATAAGCACGGTCAGCACGGTTGTACAACTCCATGCGAATCTTGCTTGCCTGCACCCACTCAGAGAATGCAGGATCACCTAGCACTTCTTGGTAGTCAGGATGCTTAGCTTTCAAAGCAGCAACCGCAGCCTGTTGTTTCATGGCAGCAGATGCTTGTTCTGCTTCCCTTACTTTAGGATGCTTGTTGATCGCAGCTTCAATTGCTTTTTGTGGGTCTTCAAAGAAGTCAATATCGTCTTCTTCTTCCTTGGGCTTTGCAGCTTCTGTCTGAGATAAGATAAAGTTATCTACTAGTTTGCGTAGTTCACCAACCTCTGAACTCTGACGACCTAGCAGCTTCTCAGCTTCTTGGTGCATCCGTACAATTTCTTTGGCACTCTTGCCTCGGTACTTGTCCGGAATGTCTTCGTCTTCGTCCTGCTCTACAAGTTCTTCTTGTTCTACAGGTTGTTCCTCTGCTGAGTTGTCCGTCTCCGGTTCATCAAAGGATGTGTACTCTTCGCCCTCTTGTAGGGTTTCATCTTGATAATCATCATCAAGTAGTTCTGCCATTATAAACTCCGTACTGATAACAGTATTGTGGATAAAATTAAGAAGAGGCCCATGCCCAAAGCTGTGGGTTTATTCTTCACTTTCTTCCTTAACTTGGTTGTAAGCAACTTCTACGGATGCTTCCCAGTTAAGAAGTTTGTCCATGATCAGCAGTTGACCTTGAACGAACTTGAGTGCCTTCTCATCTGGTACATTACGTACATCAAATGATTTAGCGTTTTCTTGAACATCTTCAATAAATTGTTTCCAACCATCGGTCGTGAATAAATCGAAGTATGTTTCGTAGTACTTTTCTAGTTCAGGAGTCATTGACTTTATCCCTGTGTTATGTTAATAGTGCCTGTAACCATAGCACACTTTAAAGCATTTGTCAAGTCTTTTCTGCAACTTTTTTACGTGTAGTAGAAGACGGCTTCTTAGCCGCCTCCTCTAAAGCGATGAGACGTTTATCAATCTCACGCAACACTTCGTTCACAGCTTTGACTACATCCTGTATATCTTTCTGTGTGACCATCATTTATTTCCTTTCATTGCCGCCATACGTAGTTGGTTACGCATTGCTTCTGCTTTAATGTTCAAGTCTTTCTCTTTCAATGCTAACTCTGCAACCTTAGTTTTGTTCTCAAAGTCTTGCTGAGTTGGGTCTTCATCACGCATACCAACAGACATGCTACGGATACGCTCTGATTCTGCTTCAAATGGCAGCAACTGAGTTTCGACAGAGTTCTGCTGTACACGGCTGTTGATTTCAGCAACCTGTGCTTGCATGTATTCAAGTTGAAGTTGAGCTTGCTGTAGCTGTAGCTGAGCTTGTGCCTGTTGCATCTGTGCTGCTTGTGGATCAGGCTGTGCTGCTTGTTGAATCTGAGCAATCAAGTCTTCACGATTCGATAGATTCATGTTATCAATGATTGATTGAACCAATGTGACGTACAATGGACTGTCTTGACCCATAGTTTGTAGCAACTGAACAAGCTGAGTCACTTCGTATTCACGTGCAATAATACCTAGTGAAGAAGAAGAGATGAACTTGTAGTCCTGAACAGGATATAGTTCAGGGTTAAACTGCATGTAACGGTGTGCAGCTTTAGTTACGAACGGAATTAGGAAGCTATCTTGGAAGTTAATCAGTGTACGCTTGTGACGTTTAATGATTGCACCCAACGACATGCTAATACCTGCAGCAGTCGCTTCGCTTCCAGCAAATGATGGGATACCTGCCGTATCAATAGCACCTGTAGCTTGCTGAACCATAGCTTGAAGCTGAGCCGATTGGTTAAATGTATTCGGATCAAGGTTGCCAAACTTAAATGGTTGCAGGATTTCTGCAGGATTACCGTTAGTAAGCAGAGTTTTTCCGGGTCTAACTTCCATTTTAGCACCACGTGGTAGACGTGAAGCATCGACAGCCATCATTGGGTGTACAGTTAAAGCAAGAGCATCAATACGTGCACGAAGTTCTGTGTCAAGAGCCTTCTGACTGTTGTATCCTTTCTCACAAACACCACGACCCCAAAAACGTGACGGTACATTGTCCCATGCAAAGGCAACAACTGGACGATCTCCCATCATGTAAGGGTTAGCTTCTAGCTTGAGTAGTTCAGATTCGTTAGCAATAACTGCAACAACCTCAACATACGCACCTTCCATCATGTCTTCAGCGTCTTCTTCGCTTTCGTAGTCGCCATACATCTCTTTATTGTAGATGTCAGTAGGAACTTTACCGTAGTAAGTAGTTAGGCGTACCTTATCGTCATCGTATGATGTTTCTTCTTCTGAATCAAAAGCAATGTCATCACTGTATGCAGTGTTTTCTAGGTCAACATCGAAGTAAATGCCTGATGCAATACCTTCTTCAACGATGTGTTTAGGCACAAACTTGTCGATTGCTACGCCTAGAGCCTCTTCAATGTTAGTTGCAACAGGGTCAATCAGGAAGTTTTGCGGCAATACAGGCACTAGCTTAGCAACAAAGCGTTGTTTCTCTGTTACACCAATAGCGCGCATAGCACCATCAAGTGCAGGACGTGTAGCAGGAGCTAGTTCCGTCACTTCTTCTAATACAATCTCACCGATACCAGTACCGTAGATGGCTGCATTAAGAATACACTCAGCTACAGATTTACGAGCTTTAACAAACTCCATGTCTTCTTCTAGCTGATTACGTAGGTACGCAATGTCTGCTGGGTTTTGATCCGCTCTATCGTCACGAATGTCAAACCATTTACCACGACCAAACGTAGCTTCTTCTACTTCTGCAACGCTAGACTCGACAGCCTGTTGCAAGGCAGGAGAAATAAGGCGAGAGCGTTCACTCTGACGCATCTTATCTTCTTCAGCCCAAATACCACGCCATAGACGGTAGTATTCTTCATGATCTAATCTGTAAGTTGTGTCGTAGTGGTCTCGCCAATCTTCACACTTACCCATAATCCACGTGGTAAGATCGTTACCAAACTCTAGTTCATTATCATCGTACATTTTTATCTCCCACTAGTATCCGGCAATCGGGTCTAGCATTTCAAAATCATCATCTTCCCACTCGTCATAATAAACAACCGAAGCCATCTGATCGATGTATGCTAGGGAGTCAATCAAGTCATCGTGGACTAATTGGTTAGGAAATTGAAAAAGTTGGTCTAAGAACTCATTATTCCAATCTCCTTTGTTCAGTGTAATGTTGCCGTGTTCAAAGCGTCCTTGTAACGCCCAGACAATACGGTCTATCTTGTTCTTGTTGCCGTGTGTCAGTTCTTCTACACGGAAGAAACGACTTCGTTGTTTCATTAGGTCAGATAGTGGGGACATGACTGCTTGCTTAGCAATACCACGTTCTATGCCCACTGCTACGGGTTGGTACTTAGCTACAGCATTAAATATCTTCTCTGCTGTCTTGTCTAATGTCCAACGTCCGTAGATTATTTCTTTAACCCACCAGCCGTCACGCCCAACTTTAACAACTGAGATTGCAGTGTTATCGAGTCGTTTGTTCTTCTTGCTTGTTGACGAGGTGTCAATAAATCCAGCAAGGTCAATGGCGATGTAGTAATCCCCGTCTTCTGGTTCTTCGTCATCAAACTGCACCCAGTCTTCTTTAAATATATCACTGCCTTGTGCAGCGAACGAAGCCATAAACTCCTGCTTAAACGCAAACGATGACATTGACTTCTTAGCCATGTCAATCTCTTCTGGGTCTAGCAACTCATTATCATAAGACGTAAAGTGCCAACTCTTGTACGTAGGGTCATCACCCATCTCACCATACATGTACAAGTCGTAGAAGTGATTACGACCCATTGGTGTTCCAATGAAGAGTGCACCGCCCTTCTGGTCAGCTAGTGCAGGACGGAGAATTTGTTCCCACACTTCTGGCTTCATGTCAGCGTATTCGTCCATGACAAGGTATTTGAGGC